AGAACCACTAAGCAAAGTAACCTCCGACATATTAAGCCCAACTATATTTCTATCCAATTCTACAAAACCAGTCTTAACACATTCTATTTGCGAAAGGTCAATTTTTTGTATATCGGACATACACAACCATTTCTTACCCAATTCTGGCAATTCCTCTTTTATATTGTATTTTGGTTGTGGAACGTATTGCCTTTGTTGATACATTGGTTGAGGAGCATACTGTTGTCTTTGTGTATTTTCGTTATCGTATGCGTGTGGGTCGAAGTGCAAACGAAATGCCCTCCAATCGTATTGAGAACAAGAATTATGATAACACTTGAAAGCAATTGCACCATTCGGCATTTCAAACAATGCTGAATCTGGTGCTTTGTGTCCTTCGTCAAACGGACATTGTGCAAGAACATACTTTGTGCCACCACCACTAATAGGAACTTCTTTTGCAACTTGTATTCCGTGTTTTTGAATAAACTCGCGCAAATTAAATTCCTCGTGGTTTCCACCTACATTGTTGTAACGCCTAATAGGTTGTTCAACCTTTATTTTATATTTTTCATTGAAAGCATTTATTTGGTCTATACCCATTCTTACGATTTCCTTTGGTACAGACAATATCTTTGCCATGCGGTGAGGGCGTTCTTCAGAGGAACGACCTTTGCGCCCGAACGTACCAGATAATCTCAATATCCTATTTGCGTCGTGCAATACCGTATCTATCTTTACGCTTTCGTCTGTGAAGTTGTTTGCAAGAATTTCAAGAAATGCCTTTATACAATCCTCGCTTTCTTGCGTATTATCCATGTCAATAGGATAAAGAATATGATAACCGCTTGATGAATCACAAACTACTGGCGTACTAAATCCATTATTACGCAGGAAAATAAATACTTCTTGTGCCTTTTTGTGCGCTTTTGCTTTTTCCGTATCGGTTGAACTAACACCGCTTGGACGTTCACAATCCACATCAATAGGCAACCACCAGCGATGTTCAATATCTTGCTTGCTTGTAGCAGTACCTTTTACTTGCTTAAAGCAATTAAATTGGTCACGACTTGAACACGCTTTCTTTACCTCGTTGATTGAATAGTATATATTGGCATTATCGAACGGTTCAAGTGCCTTTATAGCAGTATCTACATCGTAGAAATATCCTGACCAAGTTCTATCACCTAATATGCGTATTTCAAACAATTCGTCTGGCCGCTTGAATATACTGTGCCAACGTCTTATTTCTTCTTTATCCATTTTTAACTAAACAATGATAATTGTGTATTCTTTTGTTCCTTTCCAAGTATGAAATCGCAGATAAAGTTGCGGGCATAGTCGGGACTGATGAGCGACCTGTCTTCCGAACATAGACCGCCGTGTGCGCCTGGCTTACCGCTTGCGATTTTCTTGTGCATCTTCGCCTTTTGGTACGACTGCCCGTGTGTCGGCTCGCAGTTGATGAACCAATACTGCGTCGGCTTGTTGAAGTAGTCGCCTCGCGCTGCACGATTGCGGTCAACGAATGTGGCTTGATACGGAAAGTTGCCGACGAGAAAGTGTTGTCCTGCGTATGGGTTCTCGACGATGAGCCGGATGCCCCGAATGTCGCAAACCGTGAACATCTTCAATGCCAACTCGTAGAAGTACGCCCTATCTTGTGACCGCTTCAATATCGTGTCGGCTTTCTCCTTCTTGCTCAGATTCTCCAGGTTGCGATGCGCTCCCATGAAGTACAGCTGATTGTTTTCGCAGAAGAAGATGCACGGGAAGAAAGCCATCACCAAGTCGTCGCCCGTCACGTTGTCTATCAGGCTCGGCTTTCCGTCGTATGCGTCCTCAATCGCCTTGAAGAGGTCATCCGTGTGGTCAGTCTCTCCGAAGTTGTTCTGAATGTCGTAGTCCTCGGCAGGGATGCCCAATTTGATAAACTCTCGCTTAAACGTGCCAGATTGCTCAAAGAAGCAATGCACCTTTCCTTTAATCTCCATAACTTAATCAAATAATGTTTTTGTATCTTGTAATCTTTTGTTGGCTAAGTCGCAATACTCTTTGCTTATTTCAAAGCCGATATATTTGCGACCTAATGCCCTTGCCACCATTGCCGTTGTACCGCTGCCCATAAATGGGTCGAGAACTACGTCACCCTCGTTGCTCCATGAGTTCACTTGGTCTCGTGCCAACAACTTAGGGAATACGGCTGGATGTCCCGTCCGCTCACCGCCTATCGTATAGTCGAAGATGTTGTCGTGCCGCTTATAATCCTTGACAGTACGCATTTCATCGTCACGATGTCTGCGACATTGCGCTACATCCATGAGTGTCTTGCGACCGCCCCAGTTCATATCCTCGCCTCCGTGGATAGACTTCACCATGATTGGGTTGAACGTCTTGGGCTTTCCTTTCGACAAGCAGAACATATACTCAAAACATTGTTCGTATCGGTTGTGATTCTGCGGTATCGGGTTCACCTTGCGGTATATCATCGTGTCGTTAAGGTTCAAGCCGCACTCCATAAAAAATAATGCTTGTTTGAATGATGTGCCTGTCTCGCAGCCGTCTATCGTAGCGTCACCAACAACCCAAACAACCACGCCGCCCTGCTTTGTCACTCGGTACAACTCTTTGGCGATGTTCTCGAAGTCGAAGCAATAGCCGTTGTATGTACGCAGGTTGTCATAAGGTGGCGATGTAACAGTCAAGTCCACGCTCTCGGCTTCCATTTGGCGCATTCCTTCAAGACAGTCCATGTTGTATATTTTATCGAGTTCTATCATATCTTATCCCAAGTTTTTGTTTCACTATTCCAAGTTATCGTACCGCGTCCGTTGTTAAGAGTAATTGTTGCACCGTGAGGACGGTTATCGTCATTGTAGCCATCGGCAATGTGCCTTCCATCCCAATAGCCAACATACATAAAGCATTTGTAGTATTCATTCCAAGATAATGCACCATCGCACGTAGGCATATACACATCTTTAACGGTTTCGCTTTTCGCAATCTTTGTCGGGTCATACACAACCTTATTACCATTAAACACAATAGTCATAAACAACTTGTCGCGCAAATAGCGTTCAAAATCCCTTTGATATTGTAGTTCGCGTGTTGATACATACGCCTTAATATGCGGCAATACCATGTCCTTTTCTTTGTCGGAAAGTTTTTTCCAGTATTCCAAAGCCTTTTTCTTAACACCCTTACGCCGATATGCCAACCAACATTCCTCAAATAACCCTTTCTTGTTGTCTTCTGGTTGTCTAAGGTAGTCAACAATCTTAGCCATGACTTCAAATGGAAGAATATTTCCGTCTGCAAGCATAATTCCATCTGCCGTTGCATTTCCGCACATAACATAATTCCTCATTTCGGACGTAATCCATTGAGTCTGTTCTTCTGTTTTTGCTTTTAATTTCATAATATGACCGTTTATAAAAGCCAATGGACGATTCTACTTGTTGCGGTCATTCAACGTTCAAATCGCCCATTTTGGCAAAATAGTTATAACTTATATCCTTGTCGCTTTTGCGCCTAAAATGACCGTCAACGCATACGCGAATACTTTTCTAAAGCGATGCAAAGATAAGCATAAAAGTTGGAATATGCAAACTTTTTAACATAAATTATTCTTGTTGGTCTATCAGTTTATAAAACTCCGCCCTTGCTGTTGCATCTGTCTTAAACTCGCCAGATAAATAGGCTACGGTCATCTTTCCATCGCTTTTAACGCCACGCATCGTTTTACATAGGTGCGTACCTTTCATTACGATAGCCATTCCTTTCACCTTACCGTCTAACGCATCAGTTAGCATGTTAACGACGTCGCGTGCTAAACGTTCTTGTAATTGTAGTCGTGCTGCGCAATAACCGACAACACGGGAAACTTTAGAGATTCCAAGAATCCTACCATCTTCCTCTGGAATGTACGCAAAATAATACTTTCCAAAGAAAGGCATCATGTGATGTTCGCAAACGGAGTAATAGTCGCCCGTATCAAATACAATGTCGGTACTCTTCATTTCGTTCGCAAACGTAGTAATCTTTGGCTTTTGCGTTTCATCGTAACCGCGAAAGATTTCCATAAACATACGCGCTATACGGTCTGGTGTTTCTTGCAAACCCTCTCTATTCGGATTTTCCCCGATACATGTCAATAGGGTTGTTATCGCACGTTTAATATTTTCTGAGTTTGAAGTGATAGTTTCCATTTTGGGTTTTCTTTAATAAATTCAACACAATCGTTAATAATCTCTTTGTTTTTCTCTTCGTTTCCAGTGTCGCACGGCTGCAAGTAATAATGTTCTGCTTGTATAGACAAGTAGGCGTTTACTAATATTTCACCATCAGCCACAACTTTTATTTCATTGCAATGCTGAACACGTAAATTACCAACAGCACCTACATACGATGCTTTGGGGCTAACCGTCAACCAATCTACATTAAACGGAGGTTTTCGAGTACCGTTTGTTTCCATAGCAACGTAGTAACCGTTTTGATGCAACAAGTCAATCAGATATGTGCAATCCTGTATGGTAGGCTCGCCACCAGTAATAACAACG